CCTTGCAATATAGTCAATCGTATCACTGACAAGTGTAATATCAAATGACCAAACTCCATCCAACAACTTACAGCTCATCAACTGAGCAACTCCATTAAACTCAAGCAATCCATTCTGATAGTATTGTGCTTCAGCTTTTATGGATGGATCAAAGTCAATGAAATCAGAATCAGTTCCTGTCACTGCCTGAGTTGCTGATAAAGTAAACACACTCAACATCAGAGATGTGTTGCTTCTGGTGCCTGGTAATGTAATGGTCTTGGATTTATTTCCTTTCCTTGCATTCAAATCTTTTATGTCATTGATGTTGAATGTCAATGGAAATGGAGCATCCTGGTCAATGTCAACCAGCCTCCCATTAATGAATAGTTCTCCAGCCATTAGTTAAGTTGTGATCTATATGTGAATGTTCTATCAATTGTCACTGTCTCTTGGATGAGTCCATCTCTCCTCCTGTTCTTATTCTGATAACTTGAATTAGTTACTTTGACTGGCTCAAATCCAGAACCATAAGGAACCTCAAGATAGACAACTGGTGAATCATACAATGAGTTGATCAGCCAATGTTGCACATCTTGATTTATCCAGTCTGAATTCAATGTTAATTTCTCAGTCTTAGTTTTAGCAAAGTTAATCATCTGACCAACATTGGTAGTGTATTCATAACTTGTATTATCCCAAACTCCAGGATCTCTCTGATATCCATAGCTTTGAATTGATGACTCTTCAATTGATACAAGGCTGAATGTGAATGAATCAAATACTCCATATTTATTCAACCAATGCAATCTGTAAGTATCATATCTCTTGCAATCCAAATCCATGTATATATTGAATGGTCCAACAAATGAAACTCCACTCACATCAACAGCAACCTCATATCTATAACAAGTATCAAAATCAATCTGAGTTATAATTGAATTTGCAATAATCACCTGTGGACCTACATTCAAAATATTAAAATCTGTTGATGTCAAAGAAACTTGATCACTCGAAATTGTATTGCCTTGAATATCAAATAAAAAAATATTTAACATTACAGGAATAACACCACTCTGCTCAAAATATCCAAGATAGAAATTCTCATACATTCCACAAAGAGCCTTCTTTGTCTTTGGAAAGTCAGTTAAGAATACTGCATTTTGAGTCATATTAGGATCATACAATGTATAGTCCCAGCTTATCCAATTCTTATATTCAAGAGCTCCATTGAATGCTTTCAATGTTGTGCTTGTTACACTTGCTTGAGTTACTGGTGTTGTACCATATTTCTCATAGACTATGATAGCATATGTCACCATTGCATCCGTAGCATCAAACTCAAGATTAGTTGTCGGTGGCATATTTATCAACTCACTTTGAACTGCCTCTGATACATCAATCCTCCCCATTGTATTGAATTGCCTGAATACCTCTTGAGTCAGTCTCAATGTTGAATCAATATATAACTCAACAATATATGAGAAATTTGGTTGTGCAGTCTGATCACTACTAAATGTAAACACCAATGGATTTCCAGCTGGTGCAATTAGTTGTGGCTCATCATATAATGTTATTGCCATGTTTCTGTATTTTTATCAAATGTAATTTCAAACATCAATCCTGTAATCTCTGCCAAGTCAAGAGCAATCTTAGTCAATACTTCATCTGTAATTACATTGTCAGTGATTCTCTTTGGCTTGAGTCCTCTTTGCTTGATGTTTGAACTGACAGCATAAGCATGACTCATATCAAGTCCTTTCCATTCACTGATAGCCTTCGCCATATTATGACTTACTCCAGGATAGTTGAATGAGAATCTGCTTCCATAATTATTGGTCCCAACAGCATTCACTCCCTCATCAACAAATGGATAGTAATCATCAGCCTCAAGTCTGAATGAGAGCTTGCCTGTTGGAACAGGAATGATTGATGCTGCTAATGCTCCAGTATTACTTGCAACTTTCTTAGTGTAATCTCTGAAATCCTCTGCCAGCTTATTTGATATGTCAATAATGAATCTATCATATACACTTGCTGGCTGTTCTGATTCAGCAACTGAGATCCCAAAGTCATCAAGAAAATCAAGCTCTGCCATTACTTAATATGCGTTTATGTTCTTTTTCATCACATAGCTTAAAGTAATTCATCCAGAATAGACTCTTCACATAAGGCTGTTGTGTAATTCTGTCCACACTGACTCCCATCTCTTTGGATAGTCTATGGATGATAGTTGTCCAATTGAACCATTCTGAATCTTCAGGTCCTGCTCCAGCTTCATCATCTCCATCCTCTGTCTGGCCATCTGTATCCCTAATATAGCGAGCCTCCGCTTCTCTGATAAGTCCAAAAAAAAACTGAAGAAATTCAGAAACTCATCACCAGGAAAATGATCCTTGAATACTTGATATCTATTATCATTAGGATTCAATGTCCTTCCTCTACTATCCTCCTGGCAATATTCCATACCTCTCTCAATATACATGATTGCCAATGCTTGACATGGATCTTGACTGATATCCTCAATCAGTTTCAAGTCAATGATCTGACCAGTTGTCACATGACCAAAGTTTTTCTCAAAGATATATTCTTGACCTTGAATGGTAATTGATTCCTTTGGCTCTTGATATTTATAAGATGTTAATAACTTGAGCATATGTGATGATGCTTCTTGGATGGAATCAATATCAGCTCTCTTGATCTTGTTGATTGACTCTCCACTGAATAAGCTGAGCAACTGACATTGGAAGATTAGGAATTGTGTTATGTCATTCTTATTCTCTTTCATTGCATCAGCCATCATCAACCATCTTGTCATCTGCTCTGGTGTGCAGTTAGATAATGATGTTGGTAATTTTATCTCAAGTTGTTTCATACTCTCAAAGCCATATATCTACCTCGGTTATTGTACTCCTTTCTGCTGTGCCATGCTAATGCTGTGGATATGACTCCATCATCATGCAGTCCAGATGGTGCAGAATAAGTCACTGACCTGGTATTTGGATTGTAAATATAGGAATAATTCTCAAGCTCATCAATCAACCACTGCTCATTGATTATTGAAATAGCTGATTGTTCAAATGCCACAGCAAGGTCCTCAATGATGATTGGCTTTGTTTTGGAGCTTGTCACAAATGGATGGATCATATTTCTGCACCTTGACTGGAGCATCTCATAGAATACATCACCTTGATTATTCACCTCAACCAATGTTGTTGCATTGTATTGCTTGATGATGGTTGCCACCTTCTCAATGATCTTGCTCCACTCGTCATGTCTCCATCTATGAGCTGCAACCATCTGACCATCTTGATTGATGATAGTTAGCACAGTGTAGTCATCAGCTCTTCCAATGTCAAGACCTCCATACATCTTTGCAGTCTTGGCTCCTGTGCCAATACACTGATTAACATTCCTGAATATACCAGATGCATTATCAATGAACTCAGCCAAATACTCCTGTCTGAAAACAAAGTCCGGCAATGATCTCTTCCTCTCATCCAATTCTCTTGGATCAATCATGGGATTGTCATAGGATGTGAAATGAAAGTAAGCATATCTGTCATCATAGTTCGGTTGCATACAAAGCCTATGAAAATGATTCTTGCCTTTTGGTGTTGAGATGAATATGATCTTCTTTCCTTTGACCAGGACAGTTGCACTCAAGACCTCATCCCAAAGCTCTGGTCTTGTAAAAGCCATCTCATCCACAACCATATAGTCAAAGGTATTACCTCTGATATTATCTGGTCTCTCACCAGAAAAGAATTCAATTGTGGAACCAAAGCCAGTGATCATCAGATCAGATCGGTTGAATGAGAATAAGCCACTTGCTGATGTTGCTCTCTCCATCTCTGAGAATACTTTCTTGCCTTGCTTATAAACTGGAGTTACCCAAGCAATCTTGCAACCTTTATCATTGATGGCCCACCAAAGGAGTTGGTTGATTCCAAGCATGGTCTTGCCAAACTGCCTCCCAATGTTGAGAGCAAAGTATTTTTCATGGCCATGGTTGATGGCATCATGAATCATTCTCTGATTGTCATGTGGCTTGTAACCTTTGACTGTACTCATTCAAAGTCAAACTTCTCTACATTCTTAGTCTCAAGTTGCTGGCGATCATGCATTCCAAATTTATTCTTGGCATAGAATATTCCCTTGCCTTCATTGGCCACAATGTTCTTTCCAAGAGCTATGAATTCACCGTCTATATTTTTAATAGTGTGACATTTGTCAGACTCTTCTCTCAACCATCTATACCATGTTCTCCTATCAATTAACTTCATTCCAAGTTTTAATGGAATCCATATCATAAGAAAGTAATCAATAGTTGGAATATGTCTATCAGAAACGAGCACAATCTCTCCTCTATTAGAGATCATCTCTTTTTTATTATTAAGGCATTCTTGGATATAT